GGTTCTTAGCAATCAGTAGCATGAGGTCAGCCTCAGATGCCTTACCTGTCTTGGAACCTTCCATCATAGATTGATTGAGGATTACCTTGCCCTCTGCCTCTGCACTTAGCTGTGACATATAGAACATGGCACACCCGTACTGCTTGGCAATGTCTCTGGCATAGATAGCGTTAGCCTTGAGCATCATGTCCTCACGGGCAGCACCATTAAGTCTAGCGAACTTATCTCCCATATCCAGTACAACAATGTCAGGCTTGTAGGCTTTAACTACAGACTCTACCCATGCCATGTCCTTACCTGTTGAATCCTTGAAATCAATGTTGCCCTTAACACGCTGGTACTTAGCAAGAGCAGAGGAAGGATTGTCACGTATCTGATTGAGTGTCATGCCAGTAGATGCATTGAGGTAGCGAGAGGCTACGCGAGTTACAATCTCTTCATTGCATAGTATCACACACTTAGCACCCTGCTCTGCAAAACCATTAGGGCCAGCAATGAATGACGCATGGCTTGAAGTCTTACCTGTCTCAGGTCTTGCACCTATCATGATAAGGTGACCCCCGTTAACCCCTGCTACCTTACGTGCCAAGGTAGGCAGGTTGAATGTCCACTGAGCCTCAAGGTCACTCTTCTCTAGTAGATAATCCATATCAATGTTGGCCCACTCAACCGATAGGTTAGGTGTAAAGTCTTCATTGTAATTATCAAGGATAGCACGTAGTGGTTCAAGCGACCTATGCTCACCATTCACGTATTCAAAGCCAAGGTTAGCTATCTCTTCACCCACCTGCTGTCGGAACATATCAGACAGTACATCACTGGCTATGTCGGCACCCATGACAACTTCATTGTCTACCTGATCAAAGATAGTTTGAAGGGAATCCTTCTGTGCTGTGGTTAGTGTAGGGTTCTTAGAGAAGAACAATGCTTCCACCTCTATAGGCGTAACTGACCTACCATATGTGGTGATAGCAGTATCAATAGTAGCCTTGACCTTACGACCATCCTTACTAAAGATATTGTTTGGGCAGCGTATGCCCTTGTGATTGTCATGGAAGTCTTTATCCATGAGTGTTCGTAGTAGTGCAAGTTCCATATGATGTTCCTTATAATTTAAAATGTACAGTACTATACCACAGGTGTTAAATGTTTATCACCTAACCATCAATGCTTTAGCTGCATCAATATCACTCTGAAGATTGTAGTAATGAATCACACTGCCTATGCTACCTTTAGCCCTACCCATTATGCGTCCACAATCTCTATAGGAAGTACCGATAGCCCGTAGCTGTATGACCTCCGCTATCTCTTCCTTGCTAAAGTTGTCAACTCTTTGATCAGGCGACTTGCGTAGGTGGCTACCTATCTTGGGTTTGAATATGATACTCATTTCATTATCCTATCAATGTTAGATTGGCGTAGGTTCCATATAGCACCATGCAATTCATACGCATTAAGTATAGCTACAACACCTGACTGACCTCGTTGGAGTATGGTAGCACAGTCATGGAATGACACACCCATTGCACGTAGTTCTACAAGCTGATCCTTCTCAGAATCCGTCCACCTTCTAGGCTTATACTTACGATCAATTGGCTCCACTACCTTGACAGGTAACAAGGCTGAGAAGTCTTTAGGGATCTTTGGTTTGAATACTAAGCTCATACATATTCCTCCACTCTATCTAGTCTATCCATGTATTCGTTATACAAATCTGCATACGCATAGTACAGTCTTTGCAGTTCGGGATCTTCCTCTGGCGTTAGTGCCTCTGAGTTATCATAAGCTGCCTTGTAATCCTCCAAAGCTTGAACCATCTTACTACGCAGTACCTTAGTAGAGTCCATCTCTTCTACCACAGTACTTGGGCTAAGACCTAACTTAACCCAATCCTTTGGGCGAGTGTCCTCACCTATAGGTGCTGCCTTATTTTTTGTAGTCACAGTAACTCTCCTATCTATAAAATATGTGATCATCTATCGTGAACACTACAGTCATATGATCTGCCCAGTAAGGCTGTACATACGTAGCATGGTAGTGTGTAGCACCAGCAGAGATGTCAGTCACCCTGCCATAGAATATGTTAGCCGCCAATATGGTAGCCTCCAGCATAGCCTTATCATCGGTGGGTAAATCACTGAGGCCGTCACAGAACCAGGAGTACTGGCACATATGACGGATAGGGTGATCAGAATCCCATGAGTTATACTTGGCTTGCTTGACTACCCCACACACACTGTCAGGGTAACGCTCGTCAGCTACCCTGTTCATCGTGCTGAAGCCCACGGCTAACTGGCCTACCACTGGTTGATCCCTCGCTTCAAAGTATAAGTTCAGAGCGAGGCACATCACGGCACTTAACATTTCTTCTTACCTTTCTTGGTTGATTCAGAAACGCCTAGATCATAGCCTTCACTCCACCCCTCTTCATAGGAATCCGATGCTTCGTCTGCTAGTGCGTCTGCCATACTTGCAATTTGACGTAGGCCACATCGTGCCCTCTTGCACTTATCGTAGTCAGAATTTGCATCGTCTAACGCATCAAGAAATATTAAAGATAATGCTGACCAGCTAGGGCCATCTACTGCATCACTATTATTTTCACTCATGAGTCTGCTCCCTTGAAGAACCATTTAAGTTCCTCGTCAGTGTGGCCTATACTCCTACCTTGAATTGAGTTAAGTACAAATGGTAGCCCATCTGTGTACTGCATATCCACACACACTAACACAGGTACACTACGAAACCCCATAGCTATTAGAGAATTACGATGTACTGACTCACTCGCATCATAAGTAACCACATGCTTTGTCAGTCCTAGTTTGTCTAACTGAGACTTCATTGTCTCACATGGGGTGCAGTTATCCTTGGTGTACAAATTATATTCAACCATTACGTTCTCTCCTTAAGCCATTGTTTAAATAAATCAGGTGCCATAAATTCTTTTAGCAGTACAGTCAGAGCATTCATAACCTCTACGTTATGGTGACTCTCCACTAAGCTAGTGCCGTCCTCCCTATCTAAGTCCGTCATGGTTCCGTAGTAATCCTTTAATACTTCTATGGTTACTACATCAGAAAATTCATCAGTAAATATCTTACTTATTAATAACTCGTCCATCACCCCACTCCTATTGCGCTATCAACAATTACAAGTGTGACATACAATGCAATGGCAACGCAAGCTACGTACCCTGCTCCATACAAAAACTCAATTAGTTTACTCATACTGCTACCCCCTTAGGATATGGTTCCTGCTTATACTTTATGTGCTTAGTAACCATACGCTTGTATGTCTTACTGCCCACTAAGAAAATGTACCTATGCTTCCTTGGTCTAGGTGCTGAGTAAAAATCATCACCATACTTATCCCTCAATGCTTGGCTGCGATTAGCCACACCTCTAAACTCGTCAGCTATAGTCATGCCATGCAGATGTTCCTTACCTCTGACCTTCCAATCAGTACGCTTGGCACTAAGTCCATGATAGGTAAAGTTACACGCTTGGTAAACGTACCCTACATGACCCTGTGATCCATCAGCAAAGGACACAATGATACGCCCCTTGGGTAGCATGGTCAGACTCTTAGCCACCAACATGGATGCCTCATTCTTAACATTATACTTCAAGCACAGCCTGTTAAGTTCAAGTACCTCACCCTTATGTGTGTCACCTGCTATGCCAGCCCTAAGTCCAGAGGATGCTGGTGTACCATAGGTAACCACACCTACCAGTTCTTCACCTTTGAACAGGCCATACCTAAAGCTAACGCTAGGCCACCTCTTAGCATAGTGGATACCTAAGATGAATGGCTTGCAATCGTCCCTAGTTACAGGCGTTATAGTGTAGTCACTCATTAGCCATACTCCTTAACTTATCTAAGTCCACATCAAGGCGGTACTTTATATCATCATCTAGCTTCAATGCAACTGCCTTACGTATGTGCCTACGCAGTTCCTTAACATGGGCCAAGGATTTCATAGAGGCATCAGGGTCTAGTGCTACGATCACCCTGTCATACTTGAGCAAGGATAGTGCATGACTCTCCATTAGGTTAGTACCTAGTAGTGCTACACCTACATACCCCTCAGAGGCACACACACTGGCACTAATAGCATCTTCTACTACCACTGCTACATTACCCTCACCTACAATGAACGGCAAGCCAGAGCCTCCGTATCTCTTCCATTTAGGTGTCACTACCTTGTTCAATGTGCGACCTGTTGCGTCATACAGTATGTGATTCTTAACCACAGGAAACACTACCCGTGAATCCTTGATGTCCCAGTAGTGTGTGCCTACACCATGTATGCCCCAGTAGTGCAGCCATGAGACTGCCTCGTCAGGTAAGGTTCTAGTCACACCCATAGGAAACTCAATGGGTGACAACTCCTTACTAATACCTGCCTGATTCATCAATGCCCTTATGTCCATAGCTGATAGGTTAGTCTCACCTATACCTCTGGTACTACAGGAGGCACTGAAGCATTGCCACTTGAGTACACCCGTATCATTGGATGCACCAAAGGTATTCTTCCTATGGCATACAGGGCAGTTGGTTCTGACTGAGTGACCTACTGGTATCTCCAAGTCTATTACATGCTGTCGTATGTTCATGCTCACCTCTCTTCTATTATGTGGTACTTCTTCTTGCCCCTGAGGTATGCTGCTCTGGCATCTAGGATGCTGTCATAAACGCCTAAGTGTTTTTCCTCACCATCAACAACTAGTCTTGCTCTAAACTTCTTTGATCCGACATGCCAATTAAACCCTTTTGCATTTGTTCTATTAAAATGATTATGCTGACAGGTTACCAACCTAAGGTTCTCTATTCTATTGTCCTTCTTATCACCATTGATGTGATCTATTGTTAATGAATGATCCATATCAGGATTATGTAACAGGTAGACTAATCTATGTTCCTTGCACTGTTGTCTTACTGAATCTATGGTTACCATTCTGACTAAGTACCCATAGCTTTCAGTAGTACTAGTACCTCCCTCTTTATCATTAATACGTACAACTCCCCCATTAACTTCATCATACTTGAATTGTTCACTAATTCTCTCATAAGATAACTTTCTAGGTTTCATACAACTCTCCTAGTAGGTGATAAACATCGTACACCTACACTGTTACACTGGCGGTGGGGGTAACGGAGTGTAGCATGTGAATGAAACACCCGTCAACCATTAAATTATTTACCTAAAGACTCAACTAAAGCATTGACTAAGCCCGTGAGTACATTACGATCCCTTACCCTATGCTCCGCATCCAGCGAGGTGACCTCCTGTACAGAGTAGATGTTACGCAATGCCATGTACTCGTTCTCTGTTTCCAGAGTGATCTTTATAACCATAGGTGTCCACACCTGAGATGATTCGTCTAGTTCTGCTTTCATAAGTACATCTCCGTTCCTGTTATTACACCTTCCTCTACTAGCCATTCAAGGCATTCAAGTTTTATTACATTATTATCAGCTTCCTCATAGAACTCAATCTGTGCATAGGCTGGTGCTGGTTTCTTACGAGCATCCTTGACAGGTTCAAATACATCAATGATGCAGCCGCCCCACCACTTAAAGGTATACCCTTCACATTCATAGACTGTATAAAACTTCATACTAATTTCTCCTTGCTGTCCCATCTGGCTTGCATAGCCATGCTGGATGATTTTAATGTGTTCTTCATGTAAGGCTTAACACTGGCTGGATTAGCATGACCTGTCACCGACATGATCTGAGGTAAGTCTACCCCTGCATCTACCATCTCCACTGTGCCTGTCCTACGCATGTCCCTGATCTGTAATAGATCGGAGATACCCGATGCCTCCCTTACTAACTTAGCCTGTACTGATAGACCTCGCATAGTATAAGGCTGGTACAAAATACCCACTGGTCTAGGTCTAGGGGCTATCCACTTCTGGAACCCAAAGTCTTCATGCTGCTTCTTAAGCATAGCCTGTAGTCCTGTTGATGTAGGAAGGGTAACCTCTGCACCTCGCTTGCTCTGCTCAAGTGTAAGTATACCTGTCTCCATATCATACTGCTCCCATTGTAGCAGACGCATATCACCCTGACGTTGACACCACTCGTAGGACATCTGAACTATCAGCCCAATGTTGCGCCACTTGAACTTACTGTATGCAGTAGTCAGGTATGCTGCTATGTCCTGCTCAGACCACACTACCTTGCGGTTAGGTGTAGACCTACGCTTGATGTAGGTGAATGGGTTATGGTTCACAGTGCCAAGGCGTATGCTATGACCAAAGACTACAGACCCCAAGCCTACAACATGGTTAGCCATTGATACTCCACTGCTAAGTAGGTACTCGTAGGCTTGCTGCGCTACAGGGGTGCTGATCTTATGAGCATGTATGTACCCAAACAACCTGCCTCCATCCCCAATAGGCACACTGCCTAGCCTACCTGCCCAGTAAAGGTAATCACGTTGAGTGTCAGGCTTACATGCATTGAAGTCATACGACTGCATATACTCTGCCACTAGGTCATTGAATTTCATGTGCCTCCCATGCCTCATTAAGTTTACGATCATCCATTATGTGGAGAAACTTATTGCCACCAGCAATGGCCTTGTACCATACTACAGTCGGGGATACATGCACATTATCCAAGGGCCAAGTCACATCTTCACCACTAACGTCAGGGGTTAACCTAAGATAGATGTTATCCTCCAACACAAAGTTGACTGTATCGCCCTTCCACTTGTTACTGCTTTCAACTTCCACTGCTCACCCCCTTAACCTCATTCATGATGCTGTCCACTTCCTTCAAGGTAAACATACCAGCCAAGGCACAACACTCTAGCTGTACACGCATGTCTCCCCAGTGCTTGGAGTTCTTCAGAGTTCTAAGATAGCCCAATGGGTTGCGTCTACTAGGAGACACCTCCGCTACCTTGTCCCCGTTAACATACACACGCACGTAGCTTTTGTTATCCTTAGCTCCATTGGTGTTACTAATTTTGATGTTCATACCTACTCCTGTAAACCAGTAAAACCCGACACTATTGTCAGGCTTTACGAGGTGTTAAATGTTTATCACCTAAGCGAATGCTAACTGCTTAAAGGCATCCCCCTTAATTACGGAGCCGATCTTATCCTCCATCACTAACTGCTTCTTGGTGGTACAAGAGCGTGATTCTACATGAGTAGACATGTGTGTTAACACATTGTACAAACGATAGGCATTGTCCCCAAGGTTGTAGCTGTCATGGATACCCATGATGCGATCTAGCATAGCCTTGTTTAGGTTCATACCACTGCGTGTCTTGTGGCTTGCCACCTCAGTAGAGTAAAAGCTAATAGCAGAGTCCCTTGACACCTTAACCTCACGCATATGCTGCATCTTAGAGGCATCACCCAGTAAAAGTTCGGGCCACTTAGATGCCACCTTACCTATCCTCTCTGGATCTGAACCCAAGGTATGTAGCTGTGAGAGGCTGGTATTCTCAGCCATAGACACCATGCCATTGAGACAGGCGAGGCGCATAATCATGGCCTTGATCTGCCTACGCTGTGACTGATCATGTGAGTCCACAATACGAATCTTAAGACATGACGGCTCCCCCAGTGCCTTAACAAAGTCATGGTTAGGTAAAACAATCTCTGCTGTCATACCTGCATTGTTGTTGTACGTGTTGAACTTTGTGGTAGCAGAGTCCAACTGTAAACCAGAGTGGTACAGCCCCTCCCGTAAAGAATCCCACATGATAGAAAAATTCATAGGGTTATGATTCCTGCGCCCATCCCCTATCACCTGATCGGTTCGAGGGTTGACAGTCCACCATTTGCCATTGACCACCACCCCATTGCGAGTCTGTTGCTCACGCTTAGGTGCGAAGTCCAAGTAGTCAGGTAGTGCTGGTAGTGTTGCGATATTAGTTAATGCATTCATAGTTACTTCCTCAAATTAAATTATACTTTAACAGTCTGGACACCCGTGTCACTACTGATATGAAAAACGGAACCTTCCACCTTCTTTGCAATGTAGAAGGATGTAAGACCTACATGTATGCCACGAAAGCATGGCCCATCGGTTATTTCAGTACGCATTTTCTTAACACGTACATAGGTGTGACATGACCGACCAAACAGTCTAGTAGGCATAGCCTCAGATGATTTGTTTATTGGTAATACTTTCAACGCTAAGTTTAAAATATTCATAGGTACTACTCCTGATAAAATTATGGTGGCCCCTTATGAGCCACCTTTATAATTACTTGACCTTAACTATCAGATCATCCTTCATGGTGACCTCGGCAAAGAACTCACGCCCCATGCCCGTATGAGTAGGGCGGTTAGCCCCAACAAAGGTGCCAGTAGATTTGTACTCGGCCCCAAACATTGAAGTCTCACGAAAGCGCAATTGCTCCCCAATGTTTTCCTTTAATACTTTCTTGCTTGGGTATAAAAATAACATCATGTGCTTGTTCCTTTATTAGTTTTTTAATGGGAAGGCACCCCTCCCCTGATCCAGCCTGTATTATCTCAAATACAGGTACGCTTGTCAAGTGTAGTACTTTACCTACTGCCAAGGGTGGTCAGATATACCTGCCTCCCGTCTTAATGCAATCTGTAGCTGCTGCAATTTCATTTTAGTATTGGATTGAACACAGGCTAGTCTATCCTCCGCATCCTGACGCTTC